ACGGCTTTACGCCCGGCGGCAAGATGAAAGCTGAGAGTAAGGACGAGATGCGCAAGCGCGGGCTTCGTTCTCCAGACCTTGCTGACGCGTTGTGTTTGACGATGGCCAGCGATGCTGCAACTGCACTGTCTGGCGCTATGTCAAGCTGGACGCAATCAATCAAGCGCAATTTGAAAGGTATTGCATGAACACGGTTTCGTTTCACCGACTGTCACCCAAGATGAAAAACATCCGTATGAATCAATGGATTAAGGATTACATTGGCAAAGGGTTAACGCTTGAGGATGCGCAGTATGCAGCAAGATGGCGTGCCGGGCATTGGAAGCTAAACGCGCGTATGGAGAAGGTGCTAGAAGGTATTGAGGATGTGTGATATGCAACCTGCGTGGCATTATCAGATAAACTGTGCTAATGTGCAGAAAAATGAGGATTGACATTATGAAACCATGTAAAGGTTGCCCCACCCCCGCAGCATGTAAACGTGCTGGCAAATGCCTTGCTAAAAAATACGGAAAATAAGTTATGGGTATTTTTGATTTCTTAGGCGATTTATCGTCAAAGCGTAGCAGAGAGCTTGGCCTTGGCGGCTTGCAGTCTTTGCTTGGCACACGCGGCGCAGCGCAGGCTGGCGCAATTGGCGATGAAATGATTGGTATTACGAACCAAGATAGTTTGCCGGGTTACTTTAATGAGCAGACGCGTGAGTATGTGCCTTGGTACGTTGATCTGTTTGACGGCGGTGGATTAAATGCTGCTGGCAGTGTGGCAGAGCAAGAGGCTGCGCAGTCTAAGGCTGCGGCTGCGGGTGCTATGCCCGGTGGCGCTCCCGTTCAGTCTCCCGGTTTGCTTCAAACTCGTTTAGGCAATCAGCTTTCTGATATGGAAATGGCGAACCGTAATCGTGCTGCACAGATGGCACCGGGTTTAGGCAGTCAACTTTCTGATATGGAAATGGCGAACCGTAATCGTGCTTCTCAAGTGGCACGCAATGATGCGATTTATTCTGCAAGAGTCCAAGAAGCCAATCGTGGCGCTGCCAATGCTATGTCTAATCAAGGAGACCCTAGATTATATTCCGCATCTACAGGATACGCCCCCGGCGCAATGACTGTAGATTTTTTGGATAAAAAAATAGATTTAGGCGCGGCAGGCTACGGCCCTATGGGGCAGGCTCCTTCGTCTATGCAAATGCCAACCCAAAATAATGCTGAATATCAAGAGTTTGTAAAATTTCTCTCTGACGATGGCGGATTTACGCGAGAGCTTCAAAATCCAGAATGGGTGCAAAGGGCTTTTAACAGGTATATGCAGTCGCGTGCCAATTAAGGATTACAGGTAAATGGCAATCACAACTTACGCAGAGCTAAAGTCTAGCATCGCCAACTGGCTTAACCGCGACGATCTTACGTCGGTTATTCCTGATTTTATCAGTTTGACTGAGGCAGGCATTAACCGTGACTTACGGCATTACAAGATGGTTAACCGCGTCGATGCTACGCTTGATAGCCGTTATGTACAGGTTCCGGCTGATTGGCTTGAAACTTTGCGTTTTAGTTTGACGAGTGATGGCACGCGCCCGCTGGAGATGGCCAGCCTTGATGATATGATTAAGTATCGGCAAAACAATTCAAACGCCAGCGGCGCGCCTAGATTTTACTCCCACGCTGGTGAAAGCATTGAAGTATTCCCGACGCCTGATGGTGAGTACGGTATGCAGCTTATGTATTACCAATCAGTTCCTGAGCTTACTGATTTAAACACATACAACTGGTTGTTGCAGGACGCGCCAGACGTTTATCTTTACGGGGCGTTAATCCAAGCTGCGCCATACTTAAACGATGATGCAAGGGCGGAGACTTGGGCAGCGCTTTATTCGTCGGCCATACAGTCGCTGCAAAAAGCCTCAAACGACACGCGCTTTGCGGGTTCCGGCCTTAGAATGCGCGTGACTAGCTATTAAACTAAAACTGGTGTATAACCGCCGCAGATATATCTAACGGAGAAATCCATGTCTTTAACTAACGCTTTCGAGACAAGCACACTGCAATATCTGTTGACGACGGGTAGCGTTACCCGCCCGACGGCATGGTATGTTGGCTTGTTTACATCTGACCCGACTGACACAGGCGCGGCTGGCACAGAGGTTGCTGGCAACGGTTACACCCGCGTAGCTGCTACATTTACAGTCAGCGGCGATACTGCATCAAACTCTGCATCCATTGAGTTTCCGGCAGCAAGCGGCGGCAACTGGGGTACAGTTGGTTGGATTGGCATTATGGACGCATCATCTAGTGGGAATATGATTATTCACTCTGCCCTTGATACTGCCAAAGCCATTAACGATGGCGATGTATTCCGCATCCCAACGGGCGACCTTGACATCACGGCAAGCTAATGGCCTTGCGCTCCACATATAACTCGGGTGTTTTTAACTCTGGGTTATACGGCGAGCCTGAGACTACGCAAGGCGCGGCTTCCGCGTCTATTGGCGTTTCTGCGTCTGCGTTTGCTGTTACGATTGTTGAAGCGTCATCCTCAACGTCCATTGCGTTTGTTTCGTCACAGCCAACGGGTGTTCGCGTTGTTGATGCGTCGGCCAGCGTAAGCCTTGGCGGCATTGCAAATGTTTCTGCGATTACATATGAAGTCATACCGGGCTTCCGTCCGGGTTACGGTTTAAACACTTACGGCTCGTATATTTACGGCGAAAACCGCAGCACAGAAGATGCAAGCGCAACCGCCAATATTACTTTTGCCGTTAGCGTTGCGGGCGGTATTACGCGGAATGTTTCGTCTTCAACGGCAATTGCGTTTACGACGACTGCGCGTGGTGTTTACGATGTGGTTGCCTCTGCAAACGCAGCTATTTCAATTTCTTCCGATATAGGGTATATCAGGATAAGAAATGTTGCGGTTTCCGATAATATTGAATTTACGCCAGCCGTAAATGCGAGATACAAATGGGAAGACGCACCTGAACCGACAACCATATGGACAGAAGCATCTGATCCATCTACGACTTGGACAGAAGCAGACTACTTAGAGAGGGCCGCGTAATGCCTACGACAACGACAAATTATTCTTGGAATAAGCCAACCGTAGGCGGCGACGAAGACGCTTGGGGTGGTTATCTAAATGGCAACTGGGACAGCGTTGACACCTTGCTCGGCGGCGTAACAAATGCTGAGTTTTCCGTTTTGAGCGGTCTTACAGCGTCCACAACAGAATTAAACTATGTCGATGGTGTTACCTCGGCTATTCAACCGCAGCTAGATGCAGCTGCAACAACAGGTAAGGCAATCGCAATGGCGATTGTCTTCGGTTAAGGAGAAGCCACATGGCCGCACCAAATGTCGTAAATGTAGCCACTATCACTGCCAAGTCGGCAATGGTGGCTTTATCTTCAACAAACGCAACAACACTGGTCAGTAACGCTGCATCAAGCGGTAAAGTGTTTAAGATCAACATGATACAGATTGCAAACGTAGATGGCGCAAACGCTGCCGATGTTACAATTGATGTACACAGCGCAGCGGCAGGCGGCGGCACAGCCTATTCGCTTGTAAGCACAATCTCTGTTCCGGCTGACGCATCGTTGGTTGTTGTTGACAAGGGAACGGCTTTGTACCTTGAAGAAGACCGTTCCATTACGGCAACCGCTGGCACTGCGAATGATCTGGAAGTGATCGTTAGCTACGAGGAAATTAGCTAATAGGAGCCTCTTATGGCTAAAGGTAAAGGCGGCTTTATAGGCCAAGACGGGATAAATGCACCTGACCCTGCTACGGGTGTTAGTGCTTCTGCTGGTAATACACAGGCAACTGTTAGCTTTACATCCCCGTCTGACGAGGGCGGTGCTGGTGTAACGGGCTATCGGGTAACGGACAGCACTGGTGCCTTTGGCGCATCTGGCTCGTCATCCCCTATCACCGTCACTGGCCTCACCAACGGCACAAGCTACACGTTCAACGTATGGGCGATCAATCCGTTTGGGTGGTCTACTGCTAGTGATGCGAGTGGGGGTGTTAGTCCTATTAACGCCCGTGCATTATTTGCAGGCGGTGAAGCTGCGTCAAGGTCAAATGTAATTGATTATGTTTCAATTTCTTCTACGGGTAATGCTACAGATTTTGGAGATTTAACAGTTGAGCGATACGACTTAGCTGGCGCTGCATCTTCTACACGCGCTGTTTTTGCTGGCGGTGACTCTGGTTCAGCTTTATCTACTGATGATCGAATTGACTATGTAACTATACTTTCAGGCGGTAACGCGGTTAATTTTGGAAATTTGACGATTGGAAGAACATCCCCTGCTGGGGTTTCGTCTGATACAAGAGCAGTATGGCTCACAGGTCAACTAGGAAGAAACGTGCTGGATTATGTTACGATAGCGTCCACTGGAAACGCTACAGATTTTGGTGACTCTGCCGTTACAATGTATTATCACTCAGCCTGCGCCTCTCCCACTAGAGGTGTTTACGGCGGTGGCAATAACACAAACACGTTAAATTACATTACTATTGCTACAACTGGAAATAGTTTAGATTTTGGCGACTTAACATATAGTAACGACTTCCGATTAGGCTCTTGTTCTAATCAGACCAGAGGACTGTTTGCTGGCGGAACTAATAGTGGGGGGTCGTATTTAAACACGATAAATTACATAACAATCGCTTCAACGGGTAATGCTACATATTTTGGTGGATTATCAAACTATAGGAGTGGACTTGATGGTGCTTCAAGCTCAACTCGCGGTATATTTGGGGGTGGAGACACAGGCTCTAAATCTAATAGAATTGATTATGTTGCAATAAGCAGCACTGGCAGTGCTTCTGACTTTGGAGACTTAACGGTGGCTAGGCAAGGTGTAGCTGGTACATCCAACGCCCACGGAGGACTTTCATAATGCCCAATTATCAAGGTGTATGGAGCCTGTCGGAGCAGTATCAGAACGCGAGTGGGTGGCCTGAAGGGCCGTTAAGTGGTGACATAGGTTTATTTGCGGGGGGGCAAACAACCAGCACTCCAAGAGTGAACACTATTCAGCACATTAACATTGCGTCTAGCGGTAATGGCACTGATTTTGGTGATTTGTCTGAGG